TAGCTCGGGGTACAGGGACGAAACCCACCCCAATGAGGCCAGAAAAAAAATTCCAGGCACCCATAATCAGGGGATTGCCGCGGATATTGCGGTATCTAGCGGCACAGAGCGCATGAATATCGTGCATAACGCGCTTAAAATGGGATTTGGTGGTATTGGTGTAGCAAGAACCTTTATTCACGTAGATACTAGGGACACTACTCCGGTTATGTGGACCTATTCTTGATGCGGTGTCACCTTAATGGATCTTGAGATTGAACTTTTGCCCTGGCAACAAGACGTTTGGGCAGATGAAACGCGGTTTAAGATAGTTGCGGCAGGACGGCGGACAGGTAAGTCTCGCCTTGCCGCGTGGATGTTGATAGTTAACGCACTTCAGGCAGACAGAGGCCATGTATTTTACGTCGCACCTACTCAGGGACAAGCCAGAGACATCATGTGGCAGACGCTTCTGGAGTTGGGACATCCTGTTATTGCTGGTAGTCACATCAATAATCTGCAAATTAAGCTTGTCAACGGAGCAACCATCAGCCTCAAAGGGGCGGATAGGCCAGAGACAATGCGAGGTGTCAGCCTCAAGTTTTTAGTGCTGGATGAATACGCAGACATGAAGCCTGACGTATTTGAACAGATCCTAAGACCAGCCTTGGCCGACCAAAAGGGCTGTGCCATGTTTATTGGTACGCCGATGGGAAGGAACCACTTTTATGAACTGTACAAATATGCGGAGTTAGATGATGATCCGACGTACAAGGCTTGGCACTTTACTTCTTATGACAATCCACTACTGGACAAAGACGAAATTGATATTGCTAAACGCTCTATGTCGTCTTATGCGTTTCGTCAGGAATTTATGGCGTCGTTTGAAGCTCGTGGCTCTGAAATGTTTAAGGAAGATTGGGTACAAGTCGCGGAAGAAGGCCCGGATCAGGGTGATTACTACATCGCGATTGATTTGGCGGGATTTGAAGAGGTTAATAAAAAACGCACGAAAAACACTAAACTCGATGAAACGGCGATTACTGTTGTAAAGGTCAATGAACACGGCTGGTTCGTAGAAAACATCATCCACGGACGATGGGAACTTAACGAAACGGCAATGAAGATCTTCCAAGCCGTAAGGGACTACAAGCCTATTAGTGTGGGCATCGAAAGAGGAATAGCCAAGCAGGCAGTAATGTCGCCACTTGTTGACCTCCAGAAAAAGCACGGCACGTTTTTTAGGATAGAAGAACTAACTCACGGCAACCGCAAAAAAACAGATCGAGTAATGTGGGCGCTTCAAGGTAGATTTGAAAACGGGTACATTACGCTAAGAAAGGCAGAATGGAACATAAGATTCCTTGACCAACTGTTCCAATTCCCTGATCCTTTGACACACGATGACTTAGTAGACGCTTTAGCTTATATTGACCAGCTTGCGAAAGTCGCTTATGACTACGAATACGAAATTGAAGACCACGAAATACTAGACGTGGTAGCGGGATACTGACATGACTGACCTATACGAACAAGATCCACTCATGATTCAAGAGTCCGTTGAAGATTGGGTAATGAACAAATGTGAAGACTGGCGTGACTACTATGAGTCAAACTATGAAGACCGCTTTGAAGAGTACTATCGGCTATGGCGTGGCATTTGGGACCCTGCTGATAGTGAGCGCAGGTCTGAGCGTAGCCGTATTATCTCTCCTGCTTTACAGCAAGCTGTCGAGTCTAATGTTGCAGAGCTAGAAGAAGCGACGTTTGGTAGAGGTAAGTGGTTTGATGTTTCCGACAACATGGGCGACACCTCCAAAGAAGATGTCCTATTCCTAAGAAACAAGCTTACCGAAGACTTTGAAGACTGCATGGTACGTAAGGCCGTTGCAGAATGCCTGATTAACGCCGCAGTGTTTGGTACGGGCATCGGTGAGATTGTCATTGAAGAGATGAAGGAGATGGCTCCTGCAACCCAGCCTATTATGGATGGTGATCTTCAGGCGGTAGGTGTTAACGTAACTGACCGCGTAAAAGTAAAACTGCGCCCTGTTATGCCGCAGAACTTCCTAATTGACCCAGTGGCCACAGATGTAGATGAGGCCTTGGGTGTTTGCATTGACGAGTTTGTTAGCCGTCACCAAGTCGAATTACTTCAAGAGCAAGGCGTTTATCGTGACACGTATGTTGGTAGCGCCGCTCCTGACACTGACCTTGAGCCTGACCAAGACATTACGATCTACAACGACGACAAAGTTCGGCTTACTAAATACTATGGTCTTGTTCCGCGTGAGCTACTTAACTCCGCAATGGATGAAGACACTGAGCTGGATGATGAAGACAGCAAGTACATAGAGGCCGTAATCGTTATTGCTAACGGCGGGATCTTGCTTAAAGCAGAGGCAAATCCCTACATGATGAATGACCGTCCTGTTGTTGCATTCCCATGGGATGTAGTGCCTGGTCGCTTCTGGGGTCGTGGTGTTTGTGAAAAAGGCTACAACAGTCAAAAAGCATTAGACACCGAACTTCGAGCAAGAATTGATGCGCTAAGCTTAACAATTCATCCGATGATGGCTATTGACGCTACTCGAATGCCCCGCGGTGCAAAGCCAGAAATACGCCCCGGAAAAATGATTTTAACTAATGGAGACCCTAGAGAGGTTCTTCAGCCATTTAACTTTGGTCAGGTTAATCAAATTACTTTTGCTCAAGCCGGTGCTTTACAGCAGATGGTTCAGCAAGCAACAGGGGCCGTTGACTCAGCAGGAATTGCTGGCCAAGTTAATGGTGAGTCCACTGCCGCCGGTATTAGCATGTCACTCGGCGCGGTGATTAAGCGCCACAAACGCACACTAATTAACTTTCAGCAGTCTTTCCTGATACCATTCGTTAAGAAAGCCGCTTATAGGTATATGCAGTTTGATCCCGAAAGTTACCCTGTTGCTGATTACAAATTCAACGCTAGTAGTACTCTGGGTATTATCGCTAGAGAGTACGAGGTTACTCAGCTAGTTCAATTGCTTCAGACTATGGGTCAAGACTCCCCAATGTATGCAACACTCATTCAGTCGATTGTAGACAACATGAACCTGTCTAATCGCGAAGAGTTGCTGGCGGCAATGAATCAATCGATGCAACCAAATCCACAAGCCCAGCAAATGCAACAGCAAGCACAACAGTTGCAGATGCAATTCCAGCAGTCACAAACTGCGGCCCTGTCTGCACAAGCACAGGAATCTGCGGCTAGAGCGCAGAAGCTCGCGGCTGAAGCGGCAGTTGTTCCGCAAGAGCTAGAGATTGACAAAATCAACGCAATTACTAGAAACTTGCGTGATGGCGATCAAGAGGACAAAGAGTTTGAGCGACGCATGAAGGTCGCTGATACTCTCCTTAAAGAGAAGCAAATAGAAGGAAAGCGTAATGCTGACAGACCACGAACTGAAAGCCCTGCTCCAACGAGTCAACCGGGAGTTCCAAGGAACATTCCAGCGAATAACGGAGCTGGAGACCAAGGTAGAGGAGCTATCTAATGGCAAAGAAACACCCAAGCGTAGCGCGGGCGGGAGTAAGCGGGTTCAGCAAGCCGAAACGAACGCCTAGCCATCCCACTAAATCTCATGTGGTTGTAGTTAAGTGTGATGATGGTAAAGTAAAAACCATTCGGTTTGGCGAGCAAGGGGCTAGTACCGCAGGAAAGCCAAAATCAGGAGAGTCAGAAAAGATGAAAGCAAAGCGGAAATCTTTTAAGGCTCGTCATGCTAAAAATATTGCAAAAGGCAAATGTTCTGCGGCATATTGGGCTAACAAGGTTAAATGGTAATCTTAAAAATAAGGAAACTTTATGTGGGGTTTTACGTTGTTAGACAAAGAAGGCAATAAAGTAATTTCGACATCGGCTTTGTATGACGCAGAGCGATATGCTTTTGTTGATGGCTACGAATCTTGTGCTGATTATCCTGAAGCGTACAGTTTTTATACTTGGGAAGGCAACGATGAAAGTTAAATCACCCGACGGGTATCACTGGATGAAGAAAGGCAAAGAGCTTAAGCTGATGAAAGACCCTTCTGAGGGCTACAAGCCTCACAAAGGCGCATCTAAGTCAGCAGATTTTGCAGTTCAAAAAGTCCACAAAAAGTAAGGAGAGTGTTATGCCCGGTAAAAAGAAAAAGAAAGTTAAAAAGCCATACGGTTATTAAGGAGTAGCCAATGAAGCCTAAAAAAGGTCTTTACGCTAACATACGAGCCAAACGAAATCGCATTGCAAAAGGCTCTGGCGAAACAATGAGAAAGCCTGGCGCAAAAGGCGCGCCTACAAATAAGGCTTTTAAACAAGCGGCTAAGACCGCAAAAAAACCAACCAGAAAAGCCTGACATTTTTTTAAAACCGTGTTAAAAGGCACGGTATCAACAAAGGAGAAAGGAATGACCCCTGAACTCGAGGAGTACTTTACTAATTACAATGAGCTGTTTAACCATCCAGGGTTTAAGCAACTTATAGAAGAGCTGTCAAATAACGCAAAGCAGTTGGCGGATATTCAGACGGTTAAAGATGAGGAGGATTTGTTCTTCCGCAAAGGGCAGGTATCTGCATTTGCAACTGTAATCAATTTAGAAGCAACGATTACATTAGCGCGGGACCAAGCCGAAGCGGAAGATCAAGAATCGGAAGATGTATAAGATATATGACTTCCGTTGTACTAACGGACATGTATTTGAAGAAATGGTAAGCAACGGGGTTACAACCAGTAGGTGCGGTTGTGGTGCCAATGCTACTAAAATGCTGTCAGCTCCTAAGTGCGTACTTGACGGATCTAGTGGGGACTTTCCAGGTCGCCACATGAAGTGGGTACGAGAACACGAAAAGGCAGGCAGGAAATCTAAATCTCCACAATGACTTAGTTCACGGAGTTTAATATGTCTAGAGCAACAATGGTTGATCCATACCTCGAAGAAGAGGGCAATGTGGACAGCGTTGTAACCGAAGCCGAAGAGACTCAGCAGGAAGAAGATCTTCAAGTTGAACAATCTCAAGAACCAGTAGAGCAAGACACTGACAGCGACATCCCAGAGAAGTACCGTGGTAAATCTCTGAAAGAAGTTGTTCAGATGCACCAAGAAGTAGAGCAGGTGATGAGTCGACACTCTAACGAGGTTGGTGAGCTTCGTAAGGTAGTGGACGAGTACATAACTACTCAACCACGATCGCAAGCACCTCAACAGCACAATGTTGAGCCTGAAAGCGATATTGATTATTTTACGGACCCTCAAGGAGCTGTTAATCGCGCAATTGATAACCATCCTAAAATCAGAGAAGCAGAGAAATACACTGCGGACTACAAGAAGCAAGCGGCGTTAGCCAGTCTAGGTAACAAACACCCAGACATGCAGACAATACTTGCTGACAATAAGTTTGCACAGTGGATCAAAGCATCAAAGATTAGGACTCAGTTGTTTGTAGAAGCTGACCAAGAGTACAATGCGGACGCGGCTGATGAACTATTTACCCTCTGGAAAGAGCGTAAGGTAGTTGCTCAGCAAACTGCTAATGTTGAAAAGCAAGCGCGTAAGCAACAACTCAAAGCGGCCAATACAGGCAGAGCGCAGGGCAGTGCTGAGACGGCACGTAAGAAAACATATCGCAGGGCCGACATTATTAAACTAATGAAAACGGACCCCGAGCGTTACCAAAGTCTGTCAGATGAAATTCTAACAGCGTACGCGGAGGGCCGGGTCAAATAATCTTTAAAGGAGATTGACATGGCTACTGCAACATATCCCGGCGCAGGGGGTAATACCGCGCTAACTGAAGCGGCAACTTTCATCCCAGAAATCTGGAGTGATGAAATTATTGCGGCTTACCAGAAGAACCTGAAAATGGCTCCGCTTGTTAAAAAGCTGGCTATGACAGGAAAGAAGGGAGACAAGTTACACATCCCTAAGCCAATCCGTGGCGATGCAAATGCTAAAGCGGCTGATACAGCGGTTACTATTATTGCAAACACTGAAGGCGAATTGACTGTAGACATTAACCGTCACTTTGAATACTCACGTCTTATCGAAGACATCGTTGAGGTTCAGGCGCTTTCTAGTCTCCGTCAGTTCTACACTGAAGATGCTGGCTACGCACTTGCTGTACAGATCGACAACGATCTTCACGCGGCAGGTACTGGTTTTGGTGACGGTGGTGCTGTTGTATTCAGCCCAGCGGCTACTGATTACCAGCACACTGGCTGTTTCTTTAACGATAACGGAACAACAACTCAGTACACTGATGACACAATTGTGCCAACTCAAGACGTGTTCACTGATGCGTTCTTCCGTGACATGATTCAGAAGCTTGATGACAACAACGTACCTATGGACGGACGTTCGTTAATCATCCCTCCTTCGGTTCGTAACACTATCATGGGCATTGATCGTTATGTGTCTTCTGATTTTGTAAACGGCCAAGTAGTAAGCTCTGGTCTTATCGGTAACCTCTACGGTGTAGACGTTTACGTCTCAGCTAACTGCCGAACCATCGAAGCGGCTGGCGATAACACTGCGGGATCTGCCGATACTCGTGCGGCACTTTTGTTCCACCGTGACGCTGTTGTCATGGCAGAGCAACAAGCTGTACGTTCACAAACCCAGTACAAGCAGGAATACCTCTCAACTCTGTACACGGCTGATTGCCTGTATGGTGTTCAGGTATATCGTCCTGAAGCTGGTTTCGTACTCGCAGTCGCTGAGTAATGAACTTCGGGGGCCCTTGCGGCCCCCTTCCTTCTTTTGCAATAGGAAACTCAGATGTCAAACTATTCCAAGACAACAGACTTTGAAGCTAAAGACTCGTTACCTACAGGCGACTCAGGAAAGATTATCCGTGGCGCTGAATTTGAAACTGAGTTTGATGCAATCTCTACTGCTATTGGCACTAAAGCCGATACTGCTGGGCCTACGTTTACCGGAACCCTAACCTTTGAAACTATTTCTGACGGAACTATTGGCGTTACTGCATTCGTTGACGAAGACAATATGTCATCCAACAGTGCAACTCTGATTCCTACACAACAGTCCGTAAAAGCGTACGTTGATTCTCAAGTTACTGCACAAGACCTAGACTTCCAGGCTGACTCAGGTGGT